GCAGCAGCAGCAGCAGCAACAGCAGCAGCAGCAGCAACAGCAACAGCAGCAACAGCAACAACAGCAACAGCAACAGCAACAGCAACAAATAAATCATCAATTAATGGTTCAACAAGAAGCACTAGAACAATTAACAAGACAAAATCAAGAAAAAGACTCATTTATAAGACAACAGGTGGCTCCTGAAATTAAAAAAGAAGAGGTATTAAATACCCAGTCATTATTTGCTGAATTCAAATCAACTATATTGGTATTTATTACAGTTGTGATATTCACAATACCGGCATTAAATAAAATAATATGTAATTCTCTGAATATTGAAGAAAACTACATATTTAGTATATTAAGAACATTTATTATCACTATAATATTTTATTTTGTCAATAAATTCGTCTAAATATACATGTTTCCTAGTTGACCTCCCATAATTCGATAGAATTTAATAACCTCCAAATATATTTTAGTATTATTATCTCCGGTAAGAATGATTTGAAAAGATGTATTTGAACTAAGATGTCCTGAAGGTGTGTTTGTTGTATCTAAACAGAACGCATGGACTCCGATTGAGTCCCAGTACCCCTTTGTTCCACTTGATACAAGTTCACGGCCATAACCAGGATATAATCTATTGATATTTTGTTTTGTAAATATACTAAGATTAGTATCTGTGTTTTCATATAATTCTTCTGAATTAATTTTAATATTAATACCCGCAATAGTTAATAATGCTGGTGTTGAATGAGATGTAGTAAGTGCACCAGTTTGGTCTTCCCCCACAAAGAATATTTGTCTTAATGGATGAGTTATTTTATCACTTCCATTAGGTAGATCATAATTATTTATATCATAATAAATATATATTTGTGTATTATTAATAAATCTCAATCGTTCATCATCAGATAGATTTACATATTCAACATTGACTGTAGATTTTAGATCCCCTATACTATTTTTTCTAATATCTGATGGACTTCTATAATTAATTTCTAATTCAACTTCTGAATTATTTAATGCACATATTGGAAAAGCATTTCCATAGTCTCTACAGAAATAAAAATTAGGATATGTGTAAAATGTATCTGTAGAACTTGCATTTGAACCCAATCCTGTCACACCTCCCGCCATTGTTTGAACATTATATTGAGAACCAGTATTACATTTTAAAACAGATCCTTCATCAAGAGTCATAATCGGTGGACTGGATATACTTGGAACATATGAATGGTCTAATTCGGCCCGTGCTTCCATATATAATCCTTCAACAGTACATAAAGTTTGACCACCCACATTAAATTTTATATTTTCTACAATATTATTTCCTATATTAGCATATACATCATTATTACCAGTTATACCGGTAATAGTATTCTCTAAAAAAATATTTGTAATTAGATCATAACTACCATGACTTAATTCTTCTATTTCTCTACCTCCGACCGATATAGGTTTTTCTCCATATGTATAGACGCCTTTATAAAATGGTGTATGTCTTCGATAGACACTTTTAAAATACGTAATTTGAGGATTTCCAACTAATAACCTATCTATTTCAGATTCTTTTAAAACTTGTGATAAAGACATATATAAAATAAATATAAATAAAAATAATTTAAAACGATTAATGTTGATATTTTAATTTAAAATATCCATCAGATATATTTATTATATTATACGCTTTTATATATAGTATAAAACCTGTTTCAGTTTTACCAGAATTATTTTCTACTATAAAATATATTTTATTAGCATTTGATGATATACTCCCTGTTGGTGCCAACGGGTCTTCTTTACTATAATCTTTCAATGCGAATGAATAAAATCCTATACTATCATCATTTTTCACATTTTTATTGCTATTATTTGTACAACCACCGCCAGGATACCCAGCATCAGATATAGTTTTCCTTGTAAAATAATGATAACTCTTATTCTGATTAAATAATTTATTAGTATTTATACTAATATTATATTTATAATCTTTAGATATGGCATTTGTCCACATAATTGATTTAATATTTCCGTATGTTTTGTCTATAAGGTATGGCTTATCAGATCCTTCTATATTTTCTATAGTTTGTTCATGAATTCGTTCATGTAGATATTCATTATTAGATGTTTTAAATCTCATTCTTTCATTGTCGGTTAATAATATATAATTTATGATAAAATTATATTCAAATGATATGAGGGGACCCCCTAAACCAGTAATTTCATTAGTATTAGTTTTAAAAGATATAGATAAAGGTTTATTTAAGTGAAATAAAAATATTGGAAAAGCATATCCTACATCACGACAAAATGAGAATGGTATTGGTAATACTATGTTTATAGTTGCAGGTGTTCCAGAACTTGCTTTAAATACACCTCCACTCAATGATAGGATCTGCTCCATGGTCCCTTGTTGGCATATTAATTCATTTGAAACAGGTTTCACGATACTAAGGGTTTTTAGTGTTCTAGGATTTTTTAATTCCATATACATTTCGATATATGAACCAGATAATTTTTCAATTACTTCACTTCCCACATGTAATTTTATTTCATCAATTAATGATGTCCCTATATTATTAAGCAGCGAAGTCCCTAAAGTTGTATTACCTGTAATATTTATCTCTAAATCAATTGATTTTATAAGGTCTCCCAGATGGTCTATACGATTGAGACCTCCAGTAGTAGATCCACATCCCACCCTGTGTCTTTTTATAGCAAAATGGGTGTGTCTTCTGTAAACTGATTTAAAATATGTTATTTGAGGATTTCCTGTTAATGGGATATCTGAGACATCTCTATTATTATATATATCTAATCTCATTATATAATATTATTATATTTAATATTTTTTATAAACATAATTACAGAGTGTAAGCAAGTGCCGCCATACCTGACATAACTCTTAGGATATTGTAATTAACCGCATATATATTTAATTTAACTTTATCAGTTGAATCAGTTTGTCCTTTATATCTGTGAAGCATTACTTTATCTATTTTAGAGAAATTACACGTCCCGCTCGGTTGATGATCTTCTGGTTTCAGAGCGAATGAATATACTGCTATTGAATCAGGACACGATACTGAACCATAACCTGTATGATATCTTTCAACATTATTTCTTGTATATTGTTGTAGAGGTTGGGGAGTAGTTCTTTCTATATCATTTAGTGATAGAGACCAATCACAATCATCTAAGCAAGAAGGTGTACTAGGTCCTAAGAGACCTACTACGTATTTACCATCGGATGAAAATACATTATCACCCACTGTATGTGTTGTAAAACCATGATTAACATCAGCATTGCCAAATCCCAATGTGGCAGTTGAATTTACAATACTACCACCTACTATATTTTTACCGTGTCCAGGTTGAAATCGTACACCCGTTGGATGGGCTTTTGTCCCATTATTTAATTCTTGATTTGTAGAATGAGTAGTAAGTGGGCTTGTAGCATAGGTAATATCTGCTTTTTTATAAGGTTGACCTGTCCATATAATTTCCTTTACCGGATGACTAAAAGTTGATATATCTATATTTGTATCACCCCCCGTATGTGATAAGAATTGTACCTGTTCTATTAAATATTCGTGTGATACTTCAGCAAATCTTCTTCTTTCATCTGTATCAAGATATATATATAATACAGATATATCTATATCAAAATTAATATTATTATTAGTGATATTTCTGATAGGTTTTAGATCTGCTGTATCTGCATCTGTAGCAAGTCTATAAGAATTATAACAATTTTGTATGTTAGAAATAGTCCCGCAGTGTGATATATAATTATTATTTACATTAGGATCATGAAATTCAGTATGCGAAAAATGGGCGGCACTTGTATCTGAAAAATGAATATCTAACTGAACTTCTTGATTTTGCATTGCGATCAAAGGTAATGACAATCCGGGGTCTTTAGAACAATAAAATGGTATTTCTAATGTGCATAAACCTATAATTGACCCTATAATTGATGCCTTTTTTGTTTGTTCTACTGATACAATTGTTTGTCTTGTAGAATCAGTTAGTTCATTCACTACACTTCCGGCACCATCTCCTCCAGTTGATTTAGCAATTATGGATGAAGGTGTAACAGAAAAATCACTTTGAGCAGCAGTAGTGAATTTACCTGTTAATGAACCATATGAATTGTCATATTTCGTTATTTCATTTAAGGCTGTATCACCTTCTTCATAACCCGTTTCTAATTCAGGAATAGCAGTATTTTCACAACAAACACCGCCACTGCGAGAAGCTTTTTGAAATTTAGTAGGAGGATACGATAAATTAAGAGCACCTACAGTTGTAAGTTTATTTAGTGATGTATCATAATAATTATGTAAAGCTACATTATTTTGTGAACCTTGTCCTATTGCTAAATGTAAATTACTTGCTATATGTGATAAAGAAGTATCATCTATTTTAGTTATATTTGATATGGTTCCGTTTGGATTGGGTTTTGTGAGCTCATACCAGGTTTCCATCCAGTGACCGTATTGTCTATCTATTTCGTGTCCCCCTATCACCAAACCTACATAATCTATTAATGCTGTAGTCGGATTCGCTAATCCATGACCCGCGTAGACTTTTTGTGCTTTGTATATCAGTGATATTTTATGAACTAGGTCACCAATTTTATTTATTTTTTGAGTTACCTGACCACCAAAACTTGGTTTAGTTATTGTCCTTATTATTATATCTTCCATTGAGAAATTAGTATGTCTCCTATACACTACTTTGAAATATGTTATTTGAGGATTACCTGTTAAATACATATCTTGTGCCCCATACGAGACTAATTGAAGAGTTGCTCCCGGCATATATATTATATTTATATATTTAATTTTTATCATAATTTAACACAATAAATTAGGATAATCGTCTATATTTAACAATATCTCATTATTCTTACTTTTAAGAATTACAGGGACATCATATTTTGTTACTGAACCATATCTTATCATATATATCCCAACTATCAATGGTGATATCGTTAATCCATTCATACAATATATAAA